AGATATATGGTGTTATTTTTCCAGAAATACTTACCTTGATAAAACTTAGCTTCATCCAAATTAGAAATACCAAGTGCCTTTGAAAGTTCTTTGGCATTATCAAATATTTTAATCTGCACATTATCAAGTGCAGGAATTTTTCGAAGTATGTTAGCTAGTATTTTTTGATATTTAGTAGCTTGTCTACTTGCAAAAATAGTTTCAGCAACAGACTGTGCCGTAAGCCTACCCGGACCAAACGGGTCAAACAACCCTGTTCTACCTTCTTCAATAAGCACAGACAAATCATCATCAATGTCATTAACAGTGTTAGCAAAATTAAAACGTGTTAGTTTTGTTGTAGCTTCGTCATTAGCCGTAACTACTTCCCATTTAAGTCCAGTGTTTTCAGAAAGTGTTTTAGCATAGGCAACAGCATTACCACGATTCCTAAAAGGATTGCCGCTAGGATGCTGAACAATTAGTTCGTTTGTGTCTAAATTAGCAGCCACAATGCTTTTGGAATATTGTTCAGTGTAACGAGAAAGAAAGTCTTTTATCTTAATTGCTTCAGGGTCTTCAGACAAACGAATACGTTGATTGAGTATTTCAATAGTTTTCTTAAGTGCTTCTTCAATCTCTGCCTGAGATTTAGCAGACATTCCAGCAATCCCATCAGGAAGGTATTGACTTAAGTCTACTGAAAGTGTAAAACCTACTTGAGAAGCATTATCAACCCCCATCTTGTTTGTACCACTAACAATGTCTTTGCCCAACACCTTACCAGTTTCAGCAGCACCAATTGTTTTAGACGCCACTTTAGCTGTACTAAATGCTTTACCAACAAGCCCAAGTGCACCAGCAGCGTCTAGTCCAAGCCCCAATCTATCAAGAAACTCTTGTGTTTTAAGAGACAGAGAAAACGTCTTCCAATCAGTTACATCGAATGCATCTACAAGACGCATAACATTCATTACATTAAATACTTTTCCAACATCTCCGGGAAGAGTTTCTTTACTTACAATGTAATCAAACACAGCAGTGATGTTCTTAAGAGCATCTTCCTGTGTCATTCCTGCAAGTTTTTGTCTCCAATCATTAATCTGTTCAGCGTAAGATGCACCAACACGTTTTTTAACTCCGCCTATTTGTTCAAGTGCATCTGGAATAGTTACAAACGCATCATAAGAAAACTTACTTCCTACTCCAATACCTGCAACCAATCCGGGAACGCCACCAGCAACCATGCCTACACCTATTGGCCCCATAATTGCCATGCCTAGTGTTCCAACAAACGCTGCCCTATCAACTGCCAATCCTCTAGCTACAAGCAGTTTTTCAAACACTTCACTCATTCCAGCTTGTGATGCAACATCTTGTGCTACCCACATAATTTTTTCAGGAGCATTGTTTTCTAGTGTTGTGGGATTAGATGTAGCAAGATTAGTTGTTGCTTCTTTTGTAATTGTCGTTACATCTTTTTCCTTAGGTGCGTCTTGTACAGCAGCAGACAATTGGTCAATATAACGAGCGTGTTTTTCTGCTTCAATTACCATGCCTTGTGAGGCAGTGGCATTAAACATTTCTTTCTGGTCTTGCATTTGACGCACGTATAGTGCAGCAGCATGTTCTCTAATTGTTTGGCTACTAAAACCACCATCAGCCATAAGACGTTGATACGCATCTTCGTATGTCAACTTGCCTTGTGTAGCAGCCTCAAGAGCGAGTGCCATTTTGTTTACATCTTGCGTACCCGTTTCAGGCGGTTGTGAAGGAGTGGTAGTTTGATAAAGAATATCATCTACTGTATCAACAGGTTCATTGACATCAATGATACTTTCTCCCGGATGAGAAAGTGGTTGCCCTTCAATATTACTTAAATCTTGATAGGGAGTAGCTACCGTACTACTTGCTGCTATTGTTTCAGCCATTTATTATTCCCCAAACGAACCATGATAGGCACTGTTGTACGGGCCAGCAGAAGGACTAGAAGGTTGTGATTGCCCAAATACTGTTTTAAATCCACCAGCTTGTTGAAAAATAGTTCCACCAAGATTTGCAAATGCAGCACCTTGTGCAGCTTGTCCAGCAGCCGAACCATAATCAGCTTGTGCTTGACCAATGATAGCAGCCTGTTGTCCCATAGCAGTTTGTGTTGTAGCAATATCTGACATGTAACCAAGATTAGCAGCTTGCTGTGCACCTAAAGATGCCAAACCACCAGCTACACCACTACTACCCAATGTCCCTGTCATTGCACCACGTGATGTTAGTGCAGCCGCAGCAGCATAACGTTGACGTAGTTGTTGTCTAACAGCACGCACGTTTTGTATTTCAGCTTGTTGTTGAGAAATACGAAACTGTTCTTGTTGGGCAGCAGCTTGTCTTCCCATTGCTTCTTTTTGTTTTTGTCCAGCTTGGTATTGTTGAACTGCACCAACTGCGGCTGTTGCAGCGCCAATATATGCAAGTGTCACAGCTTCAAGTCCCATTATACTCTCCTTGTAGGACGCGCCATTATAATAGCACCGCCCTCTCTATGTATTTCTTCAAATCCAAACATCTGTTCAAACTTATATAACTTCTTATCATTATCAGAAATAAGAACAAATACTGAATTAACTCCACTATCTGATAAGCCTAACAACCATTCTTCAAACATCACCATGTATTTTTTATACAACTCTTTACTCCATTTATACAACTCTAAATGAATAAAGTAAGCATCGTTAAATATTTCATATTGCAAATGTCCATAATCGTTCTTAAGAACAGTGACACGATTAGACATTAGTTCCGCCATACACAGTCATACTCCAACCAAGAATACGCATATCATAATCAGGATCGGCAGTAAAGCGAAGTTGTATTGCTCTACCTCTACCACGTAGTTTGTTTTTAGTAATCACTACAGGATAGCCATCATCAAATTGAGATGATGAAGGAATAAACATACGCTTATGTCGATACACTTCTTGACCACCATCCCACTTATTAGGATTGGCGTTGTCTGTAAAGTCCCATCTACTTTGTAGTGTACAACTACTTTCATTAATGGGATTAAAGCTACCATCAAATCCTGTTTCAGTTCTTTCCATAAACACTACACAGTAAGACGATTGTTTAAACTTGCTAGGACTATTAGGAGCAAAGTTATAACCTGTCAACAAATAACAAGTTTGTTCAACACCTGTGTTGTCATAACTATACCAATCATAAAACTTACTTGGGGCATTACGTGTGTTTAGAAAATCTGAAAACGTCAATTCATATGTGCCACCAGATTCAGGAATAACTGTAAGAAACTTAAATTGTTTCTTGCTTGAGTAGGTAGCTTCCAAAGAAGCAACCACTGTATTACCACTTCCGTCGACAACTGTGTCGCCACTGCTATCAACTACTGTATAATCTAATGCTTCGTTAATGGTTTCTTTAGTTACAATAATGTCTGTAAACACAGGCAGTGCTGTAGATGTAGGGAAAGACAGTGTATAGAATGCTCCGCTACGAATATCTAATGCCAATATATTTGTTTTTTGATATGCAAACTCTGCATCATTTGTGGATAGATTTTCATTATAAGCCCAATACACTGTCTTATCAGACGGGTTATACGCTCCTACTGAGTATTGTCTAGCTAGTGCAGGAATGTCATTGTATAATGTTTTAATATTTAAATCAGTAATAGACTCAACACCAAGTGTCGCTACTTGCGTTCTACCAATTTTACAAATGCTGCTATAACTCCAAAACAAAATAGCATCATCTACGTCAACCACACTCTTCCAACTAACACATCCAAAGCTACTAATCTTTTGTACTTCATACCCTGTAGCACTGAATCCATTAGACGACGTTCCAACAATTGTCCAAACACCATTTGATGCAAGAACAACTACGCCGTTATTGTAAGTGATGATGTCTACAATTTCACCGCAATCTTGAATGAATATGACGCCGCCATCACTATCTACCAAATCACTCAACACTTCAGATGTAGGATCAGCATCTTGATAGCACTTGCCATACTTTGTAGTATCTGTAGCTACTTGACTAAAGTAAACAGCAGCGCCCAATCGTGTGCTTTGTATTCCACCAAACCACGCTCTACCTGCAAAGAAAGCACAAACTGACGGGCGATATTGTTCAGCTACCGTAGCAATTCCCGCTACGCCAGATGCAGTTGTTCTGTCTTCATTGAATGCATCAAGTATATATCGTCCTTTTGGTGCTGACGACGTACCAAAATCTTGTTTGTCAAGAACGTTACTGTCGAAGTTATCACTGGCATCCTTACCATATATCCAACTTTGTGCATTAGAAGGGTATTTTGCTTTTGCTGCAAAGTAGGCATCTATTTTAGTTTGATCCCAACCTTGATTAAACAAATTGTATTTGTGTTCATCAGACAGTGTTGTTGGTTTTTCATCAACTGCCAACCCGTCATCCAGTCCTTCAAAATCACGAATTTGTATATTAACTTCTGTAACACTAATTGTATCTGTACCAGCATCGTATTCTACAGACAGCGGATTAGTATCACGTGAAGTGATAATGAGTTTACCAGCAGCACTAGCACATTTGATGGGCGATGTACCTATCACTGAAGGATTACTTGTAGGTTTGTAGCTGTTTAGATCAATACTAAACGACTTCTTTTCTGACGATGTAGCAACTGGTGTGTCCGTATAAAAGAAAATATAGCGTCCACATTGCGCTACAATAAAATTAAGATCGCCATCTCCACCTACAGCAATCCATTTACTAGTAACAAATGCCCACAGATTTTTATCTGTACTTGAAATGTTTTGTGTAGTTTTGACATAGCTATCTTCTAGATCAAGGGCATTGCGTCTTGATATTTTTCCATTGATGTTAGGAATTAAATTGTCTCCATCTTTCCATGTATTTTTAGGAAAGGTGAAATACGATGCTTCAGTATTTAATCCTGCAACAAATGTAAACTGCTCGTCTTGAGCAACTTGTACACTCACGCTAGTATGTCCTTTCCATAACGTGCGACAACCAAAGCACGAATACGTTTGATAGACGTAAACTTCCCTTTCAATTCTTCAGGAAGATTGCCACCACCAGAAAATCTCAAGCTATACAATCCGGTTGGAGACATGTCACACACCAACTTTTTTTCTCCTTTGTCTACACTTTCCTGAAAGTTTTTCTTTATTTCTTTCAGTTTCTCTTTACGTTCTGCACCTTTTTGCATAACTTTATCAAACACTGTGTCTTTATTTTCGTCCATAATTCACCCGTAGATTCCATTTAGCTTGACCTGCACTATTACGCCACGCTTCGTTCTGCATGATGTTCCTACCACGTTGTGCCTTCCTTGCTTCGTTAGAATTGGCTTGTTGTTTCAAATTAATAAAGGCTGTGCTTTTACACTCTGACAAAAGAGTTGAGAACATTTTTGCTGGCATGTCAGGAGTAAAGGTGTCTTCATGTGTCCATGTAGGAACACGTGTACCAAAACAAACATTCTTACTTGTCTGAAGTGTGGTGTCTTCGCTCAAGTCAATTGCATCAAAAATAAAAAACTCGTCATCGAATGTAGTAAAGTAGATAGGATCACGATTGATAACAAACTTATTACTATCTACTACGTTAGCTGTTACTACACGCAGGTCTAACATGTCTTGAAAATCTTTAGGGGGAAGATAGGAAACATCTTTACCATTATATTTAACCCACTCTATTTTAGAATAGGTATCAAGCAACTGAAGATAGGTACGGCGAGTAACGTCTGCCAAACCTGTCATGCTAAATTTTGTTCCTAAGAACGGCCAATCACGTTGGCTAATCAAATCAAAATAACTTTCTTTTACAATTAGAGCAACTTGCTGACTTTCAACTGTGTCATCAATTGAATTGACATCATCACTGTCCATTGCATTAAGAACACTTTGCGTTATTTCTAGTAGTGTCATTGTACTCATTAAGTTTCTCCAACTGTAACTTTTATACAGATACTTTGTGCTACACCATTAGGAATTTCAGTAACAAACTCTTGTGTCAATTTACTTATTTCTGTATTACATTGTGCTTCATTTTTATATATTTGTTGCGGAGTTGTTGCAAATATGCAATTGGTCGGTACACACAAAAATAACACAGCAACAAATACAGTGTTCATTACGTATTCTTTAACAATACTAAATTAAATCCTGCTTGTGTAGCGGTAATGTTTGTACCGCTACTTGTACCATCTCCACCAACATACATTGATATAACATCATTAGCAGCAAATGTAGCAATACCAGAACCACTAACATGCAATTGATCTGCACCGTTTGTAGGTTTTTGTACACTGAGTGTACGTGTAGAAGTACTACCATTTACAGCGTATTTAAAATTATATTTTGTACCAGATGCAATTGCTGCTGTTGTAAAGTTAATCCAAAAATCTAACTTATATGTTCCAGCAATTAAAACAACTATTTCACCATCTGTAGGATCAAGAGTCATATTACGATAGCCGTTTGCTGCCCAATCGGTACCCGGATCAAATCGAGTATAACTACTAGCAGCAGCAAGGGCAAATGCAGTTGAGCCACCTACAATGTATATTTCACCGTATGCCATTCCCGGTGCATATTCCCATTGACCGCTTCCTGATCCATTAGCGACATAAATTTTATCAGCAGCAGCCGTAGCAGCACCTTTAGGTTCGTGTAGATTAGCTCCTGTAAGATTAGCATGTGCAACGTTAGGCATAATTTTTCCTTAGAAGTGGGAGAGGATATTTCTATCCCCTCCCGTTACACCGTTAGATGTAAGTTACAACCAGCGAAGCACTGCCCGCTGTCCAATCAACGTCAGCCGAAGCAACGTCAATCGTGTCAGCCGAGCTATACAGCTTCATCTCACGCGATGTGGCATCGCCGTCAGCCGTGTCGTCATAGACATACACGCCATCAGCAGCAATCACCGCACCAGCCGTAAGACTAGCCACACCCAACGCTGAAGTGGTGTGATAGCCATTGTCGTCATTGCCGTCACCAACAATGAGGGCATTAGAGGCACCTGCCCACACACTGTCAACCACGATTTTGACTTCAACAATACGGCTACCAGCAGCAATGGGAACATTGATTGCAGCAGCAGCGTTGATGTCTTTATACGTAAATTTAACAGCAGCCGTTTTCAGACCAGCGGCACCAACATAACTCTTACCGATAGAACCAGTGAGAGTGGGTTTGTTAGTGCCAAAACCAACAACCAGACCATCAGAGTTGGACCAAGTAGAACCACGATTTGCAGAAGTAGTCATGTCATCTCTCCTTAAGCGATAGTGTTAGGAGTGAGGGCAACTACCATGCTCTCAGGGCGATAGAGTTTGAGGCCAAAGCGGGCGTTCATAACATACTCGTCACGACGCATATCTTTGTTGCGCTCATACTCCACACGCGGTTCTTGACGCCATGCGCCCACGAACGGTGTTTCGTCCATGCCGCCAAGCGAACAGAACAGGTTTTGCACAAACCCTGTCGTTGTAACCGACGCACCACCCAGACCCGAATTTTCATCCGAGGCAGTTGTGGACAGGTAGTTAGAAACATAAACGTCAAAGCCGTAAATGTTCTTGATAAAAGCCATACCCGTAACGTCGTTCACAAAACCAGTGTTGACCAAACCTTCAAAACGCGGGTTGTTGCTCACTTGCACAATGTTACTAAGTGTGTTAAGAACATACTCTTGCGACGGATCAACAATCGCAACACGCATACCAGTACAGTTGGCCTTATCCAGAGCAAACTTAGCTTTCGCAAAGTCACCCAGTGTCAGGTTGCCTGATGTTTCCGCACCAACAAAACGATGAGCCGCACCGTTGATGCTGTTTGCATCAGCCAGTGTTTGGCTACCAGCCAGCGCGAAGATAGACGTTTCCATGTTCTCTTCAATAGCCCGACGCATTTTCGGAACAAACGACGCGATAAGTTGATTAGCATAGTACGCATCTTGTTTCGCTTTGTCCGTGATGTACGTAGCAGATTCAACATAACGATCAATCGTCAGGTTAAATTCACCAGTGTCCATCGAATCGTACACAACGGGTGTTTCTTCCGCTGTTTCACGCATCGGAATTTCACCAATTGACGGAATTGTCAGTTGGTTCCCATCAGGGAAGTTTGTCAACCACCGAACATACTTTTGACCTTGAAGACGATCTTTCAGGATTTCCTTAAGTTGGTCGCTCCAAATCTCAGCACGAACGAGGTTGGCATTCATTGTATCATAATTGAAAGCCATAATTCGCTCCTATTTATTTACCGTAATAGAGGCTAGGATTGCTCCTAACCGATGTGTCCATTTGCAGTTGAAAGTCTTGGCTATAGTAGAGTGATGGATTAGTACGACGAACATTATCAAAATATTCTTTAGTGCCTACTTTTGTAGCCCGACCTGTATTATTTACAGAGGCGTAGTTTACTGTCGTATTTATTCCACCGGCATCTGCCATAGTAGATTTCTGTGCTTCTCCTGCAAACAGTGATACAAACTTATCTGGATCAACTGAAGCTAGGTCAGTGTAGACTCGCTGCAAATCTGGAGTGATGGCAACAGCAGCAAATTTCTCAGCAGCTTTTTCACCAAACAACTCTTTCATTTTAGCATCAGCCTTTAGAATATTATCCTGACGTTTCTTCTTTGTTTCCAGACCCGTTACAGTAGCTTCAACCAACTTAGTAAGGTCTTCTACACTAGGTTGTTTAACCATAACCTGCTGGTCTGCGGGTTGTGTAGTCTGTTGTTGTTGCAACCGTTCCAAGACATCATCAATGGTTTTATTGGCAACAGTTTGTTCTTTAAGTTGTCGGTTTTCAGCCTTCAACTGTTCGATAAAACTGTCAGCATTAATATATGCTTTAGCCAAATCATCAACAGTCTTGTACTTCCTACCCTCACCTACGAGAGCAGCTACCATCTCAGATTGTGTCTGAGTAACAGAAGAGGTATCTTCTGCCTGAATCGTAGCGGTTTCAGTGACTTCCTGTGCATTGTCTGCTGTAAAAATTGTGCCATTGTCTGACATTTGATTCTCCTTTAAATGCCTCTATTGATATATTAGTAAAAAATACCCTAAAAATCCAATCACTTTTAAACTATTTTTTACTACCTTCAGGCAACATATCTATAACTTCTTGATATGCTTGTCTTTTTCCTGCTTCAAATGCTAATAAAGCGTAATGATTTGCAACAGAAAAATCTTCAGCTTTTATCTTATTAGTTGAACTTTTCAATTCTTCTAATGTCTTGTATAATGTAGTAAGACCATATTGCATGTTATTCCATGTTTTTTCCCACTCTTCTTTGGAGCAGTCTTCTGGTTTATGCTTACTGAGAATATGTCTCATTTACATCATTCCTTGTTCGGGCACACCTTCTTCGGGCATTGGTGCGCCTTCTACCGGCACTTGCTGTTCAACTTGCATATCTTCTTGAATCTGGTTCATCAGTCGTTGGGTTTCAGCTTGTTCAAAAATCATTACATTATCTTGAACAATCTTGTAATTAGCCCATCCCAAATTCTCCTCAAGTGCTTTGGCAATTGCTTTGCCAGAGATGTGAGCAGCCACAGACGGAATAGCAGCCACAGTCTGCACTGTTTGAGCCAACTCTTGAATAAACTTAGCTTGTTCAGCATAATGTCGTGCACCCATCGGATAAAGTTTACCATTGCCAACCAAATCGTCTTTAGTTACTTCAATGAAAACTTCGTTACCAAAATCAGGATCAATTGTTTTAATCCGTTCTACAGCACCAAAATTACGCCTACTTTCTTCAAGCATAGAATTAAGCAGAGGTTCAAGAATGTTTTTCTCAAACCAATTTACCTTACTTTGAAAAATACGACCCGCAGCATTTTCCAATACTTGCACTTCATACTTAGTTTTTTCACCCGGAGTGCGAATACCCATAGCTTGTTTAGGGGCACCAGCCAATTCTTCCATGCGGTTCATCAATTCAACAATCTGCATGTCAGCTTGCAATGCCGTAGCATCAGGACGCATAAACTCAACGTCCCCTTCATCACCACAGAATATAATCTCACCGGGTTGATATTCAAACTCTTCAACCGTAATGCCCTTAACTTTAGCAACAGGGTAGGCAATCTGGTCAAATACGTCAGCTTTCAGGTTTTCCAAATGGTCGATGCGATATTGCATCCCCATCAATTGATCCAACGGACCTTGTGCCCACAGGTTGTCACTACGAAGACGCCAGCCACAATGGAAGAAAGGTTTCTTTCCAAGCCAGCTTTTGTTAGGTTGATTACGAAGAATAAGTTTTCTATCAGCAACAGTGATTACAACGTCACGAATATACTTACCCGTATCCCTGTCCCAAATATCTCCCCAAAACTCAATCAGTTCTACAAGATCAGAATTAATATACTCATCAAGACTGCCAAATCCATCTACTTCCAATCCGTTTTGTTTATAGCGTTCAGGATTGTCACGGTAGGAAGCACGAAATTCCATGAGTTGCTGTACTACTTTTTTGTCATACCCAAGTGTAGGATTAGTTTCAATGTCATTCATCAAATCGCCAACGCTCTTAAGAACACGCCGAATAAACGGGGTGGTTTCAAAGTTGGTAGAAAGAGGGTTCATAACTACATCAAGCGGATTAACACGAAACGCACGTGGGCCTGTATAAAGGTTAATAGACTCTCCTGTATCAGGGTCTTTCTTTGTTTCAGAAACAAACATGTGTCCAACAAACACATTTCCGTAATCAATATAATCGTAAATAAGTTGAGATACAAGAAGTTGAAAGTTAGACGCTTTCAATTTTTGTTTCATATAATTTACAATGGCAGTACGCTTCTTAGCCAAGTCTTCAGTTTTATCCATGCTTTCCCACGTAAACCAATCTTCGCTAGGAAACAATGCAGCAATGTAGTTGGCGTGCAAGTTGTCCCTAATTTGGGTGAGCTTGGGTGTAACAGTGGAGTTTTTCCACGGAAGTTTGGAGTTTTCAGTTTTGCGAGTGTCCGTTGCAAACAGATATTCACGCAACTCTTCCTTCTCTTCTTTCCAAACAGTACGAGCCATGTCCCATTTAGCCCAGTAGTCTACAATTGTAGCAGCTAGATGGTTAGGTTCATCATAAGCAATTTGAATATTGTCTTGCATTTTATCTCCTATTAAGCAGCTACACCGCCAAAGCGTGTTGAGTAAATTATGTTCTTATCTTTCTTTCTCCAAAATCCTGACGATGCTGTTGGCGGCTTTGCAATTTCTACCACACTTGCCAAAGCATCTTTAACGTCATCGTGTTCAGGATTGGTCATTAACAATTCTTCTTCTAACACTTGACAGTTACCGCCTTTATAATGCCAAATCATTTGGTTTGAATAACGCGGTTCTAATATTGCACTAATACGTTCTTCTTTCTTCATATTGCGAGGAGGATTATATTCTTCAATTGAAAATATAACATCCTGACTACGCATATACTCTTTAAACTGTGTTACGATGAGGCGTTGTGCAGCAACCACCTCAGCACGTATTTTCCTAAACTTCCACTTTTTATACGCTTTCTCAACTTTTTCATACATTACACTTATTTTATTTGTTTTAAATCTGTCAATGTCTAATACATAAATATTATTATCTTCATCGACACCAATTACAACAAGTGCTGTGTAATCTGCTGTATTACTAACTGTAAACGCAAAGTCAATGGCAGCATATACGTTTAGTATATTGTCGCCAATATACCAAACTCCACTAACGTTTTCTAACTTCTCTCTATCAAACCACTGAAAATTATCTTTACTTAAATACTGTGCTTCTATAGCATTTGGATTATTATAATATTGTGCATAAAATTGGGTGATGTCCAAATACTTTGCTTTTTTTCTAGCCAATTCGCGGTCATCAAACCCAAAACTCTTACCGTCTTTTCTACGCTGTTTAGGCCACAGAAACTCACCATTTGTTTCTACTTCGCGTTCAAATACTTCATATACAGAATGTTCAACATCTTCTTCTATTTCTTCATCAAAGAATGTTTCTGTCATTTCCATTAAGTCTTTGTACAAATCAGCAGGATGATAGCGTGTTCCTACTACCCATTCTTTAGCACCCGTTGTTTGAATTGAAGACAGTTGGGAATAGGTAGACCTCACCTGATCCCTACCAATTTCTGTATAAGCATTTGAAGGCACTACAACGTCATCCAGCACTGCCACATTACAATGCAACCCTGTCATGTTAGCCGTCAGTCCACATGCCTTAATTGTAGCATCACGCACACCTTCAGCTTTACGTTTGGGGTGGTCTACACTAATCTCATCGACAGCCCACCGTTCACGTTTGTTCTCATTCTCATTTACCATCTCAGGCCAATAAAAACGATAGATGTCACTAGTAATAATATCTTTAATAGCTTTAAGTTGTTTCTCTGCTAAGTCTGCTGTAGCACTTACATACAATATAGTTATTTCTGGATACTTAGTAATCCACCAAGCAGTACGATAGGCAATCATTGCACTCTTTTGGTGGTCACGCGGAAGCAGGACAAGCTGGTTGTCTTTAGCGTCTAGCCGTTGCCACCAGTTGCACAACTCTTCGTGAATGCTGCCAAGCACACGATGAGGAGCAACAAGTTTAATAAAAGTCAACAGGTCTTGTTCTGCCAACTCTTTAACTGATTGTTTGTCTGCCTTGCTTATTTTCATTGAAGTAAGCCGTATCCATTTTCTTGCAATAATTGATCGCCTATTTCTAATAGTAGATAATCGCCAACACTAAAAACATCTACGTCATTTTCCCAAGCAAATTTAAACATGTCATTAAGTGTTCCAGTATAACCTTTGTCTGTCAACAAGTCATACCACATATCATCAACTGTGCCGCTATATCCTAAACTTGTAAGTATTATTTTTTCTAAGTCTTGAAGTGTACCCGTAGATACTCCACTATATGCTACAAGATATGCACGATAACCATCCGTTAAAGATGTATTAAAACTCAATGCTTTTAAATTGATTAGTTTTGAATCATCAATTGCACTCATTTCATTTTTCCTGTACGTGTACGTTTATAACTTCTGTTAGCACGTGCTGAAACAACTTCCCAATTTGAAGAAGAATTACTACCTCCTTTTGATAAAGCACGTTTGTGATTAACATCTTTGCCATCACCCTTTCGTACTTTACCAGCACGTTCCATAGCACGACGAGCTTTGTTACGTTTAGCCCGTTTCTTTTTAACAGAAGGCTTACCGTCATAGTTACGGTATTCTTGTTTGTAGTTACGTTTGTAATTAGGTGAAGATGGCATTACTTACCTCCCTTCACTACACTAATACCAAGACGTTCCATGTCTTCTGTAACACGAGCAGACAACTCTTGTTTAACTTCTTCTTCCGTTTCTTTTCCTTTCTTAGTGCGTTTGTCACGCATAGCAAACCCTCCTTCAGCAATCCACTTAGCAGCCGTAGTTCCATTAGGTGAGGCAGAGTGTATTACCAATTTCTTTATTGCTTTACTCCGCAATTTTATTTCCAACTCAACTGCCCACTTATCGAAGATAGGAGAAAGACGAGGATGGTTACGAATTAACAACCAGTGTTCGTAGTCACCAATAAGGCGCATAGCTGCTTCGTATTCTGTGGGGTCTTCCGCTTCCAAATAAATCGGTTTCCAATCTTTGTAAAGTGACCAGATAGGTTCAAATCCCGATTTTGAAGAGAACTCGGAAAACAAAGCCAACACAACTCTACGTCCGTATGCATCAATTACTTTACTCCTAATTGATTCGTAATCAAAAGACTTCACTTTTTAGCTTTCTTTTTCTTTTTAGCTTTTTGTTCTAGTGCGTAGTAAACATCTTTACCTTTTTTCTCACCGTACTCTTTTTTAAGAGCAGCCATTTTCTTACGATTGATTGGCATATTGTCTCCTTACCATTTTACTTTGTCAGCCCAATAAGCAGCACTCATCTTACCTTTAGCAATGTTCTTTGCGTGCCTAGCTTTAAATGATTTACGACGAGCAGCATACGACTTACTCTCACCTTTCTTTTTAGGACTACCTTTTACTCCTTGCTGTCCAAATCTAATAATCTTTTCTTTACCGTTAGCGCACGCTTTAACCACATGTGACTTAGTAGGATGTCCCGGTGTACGTTTAGGCTTATTACAAGCCATTTTTGATTTATTAACTTTTTGTGCCATTTGCCATCTCCACTCCTGTTTTTCTAGCATCTTCTGTTCTACGTGTCCAACCCACTCCAAACACATCGTATGTGCTAAGTGATTTATAAAACTTTAAACGTTCGTCACTAAACATCTTTACCACATCGGCGGGATCAAGTTGCTGTGTAGTAAACAACGTCTGTGGGCCAATAATGCCGTCAGGCCATGTCCCTACAACAGCTTGTAATGTTGACGCACTTCTTGCAACACCGGCATTAACAGCAAAATCAAACACAACATAATCTACACCAGAAGGAAGCTCGTCACCTTTAATCTTGTCCCAAAACCGTTGCTTGTATAACGGCGTTACCTGTCCCACTGTCAAGCTACGCATTTCTTCTTCACTAGAGGGCTTACCTATCCACTCTTCCCACACACGCTGCGTTACACCCAAGTTGGTGCGCCCACCCGGATCACGAGGATGATTAGCATATCCACCCTCATGTACCAGCATATTCTTTAAAGATTGCTCCCAGTTTTCCTTCATTTCTTAGCCCATCCAGCAACAATACGAGAACCAAACAGGAAACCGAATGCAATGTTTGCTGCCTCAAGCGCGATGGTTCTGATTGCATCATCGACAGGATAATATAACGTTGAGATTCCGACACCTATTACAGTCAATGCTCCGATGTACCTAGCAGAAGCGCGTAGATCAACTACCCATTGAGAAGGCGTACCAATCGGAGCGTCAAGTTTAGCCAGCTCCTCAAGACGCTTGACTTCGTTGTCATTGAGTTTTATCTGCTCGTCAATGGTGGTAGGTTTGACGCCACCAAAGAAGTTGGTGATTAGCTGTTTACCGCCCTCAACAGCAACCGGCAGCAATGCTCCAATGATGGATTCGATAATCATTTATCAGCCTTCTCGTCGATCTTTTCTTCAATCCTCGCAAGAGTGTTTTCAATCCGGTTGAGGTGTTGAATGAAATCGTCTCGACGAACATAAGTAGCGGGTATGTCAGAGGCTAATTCAGTAACGCGCTTGTGAAGCGCATCATCAGTGCCTTTGAGTTCCTTAATTGAGTCCAAAACAGACCTCAGAAGGAAACCACCAAAAGCACCAGCGCACATCACAGCAATATTGAATAGCCCCTGACTTTCCATCATTACTCCTTAGCTTCTTCTTTTTTCTCCAGAGCTTCTTTCAGCATCCCAAAGAACGCATTCCGGCCAACCTGAAGCTGATCCACGTTAAACCGAGCAGAGGAGAGCTTCCTGTCCAAGTCCGCTACGTGATTAACCAGCACCTGCTGCTCTTGAGTCATTTCGTTAAAGTCGTACTCAACACCGTCTAAAAAAATAGAATTTTTCTTGTCAGCCATTTGTTTTTCCTTTCAGCTTACAATTTTTATTGTGCCAGCGACGAATTGTTACTGGCTTCGCTTTATGTCCGCAATGCGGGCATTCAATTTCAGGAAGATTTTTCTTTGCAAGACTCATTTTTAGTCTTGTTTCTTCACTGAACTCATGTGCAACAGGAGTATATTTTCCTGTCTTGCTCCAATGATTTTTCCTCATGTTTTCACGCATGACATCTTTTGGAACAAATTCTTTTCTTAGAAGTCTTTGCCTTCTGCTGTTTAATGAAAATCTTGCATTTTTCGCACCTAAATGAGATTCAGACATTTTCTTTCTAGTTTCTTGTGAAGGGTTTGATGAGCCTTCGCCGCCAGAGGTTAAATTTGTAAGTCTATATCCAAGTCGCAAAAGTTGATCTATGCGTTCGCACTCTACTAAAAAAGCGAGTTCTTCATCAATGTTTTTGATGATTTTTCTTTTTGTGACTTTCCCACACTTTTTCGCTACGTTTTTCCAGTATGGATTTTTATCTGCTTCAATCCATATCCTATCCCCAGAGCCTTTCCCGACGTAAAACACCGCTCCAGTATCTGAACGAATATGCTCATACACATAAAAGCGGTTCATCGTCTTCTTTCTACTTTTGGTTAATAGGCTGCGTCGTAATAATACGCAGGACTGCTACTCCGACAGAGATGACCAGCATCACCCACCCCGTATTAGCAGGGCCGACGATCTGAGTAACAACTGCCTGAGACTGTTCCAGTATCCCACCCACGGCAATCAGTATGGCGAACCAGAGCGTTTTGGATTTAAGATATTGCAT